TAATGGTTTCCCACGTGGAATCCAAGATACTCCGGATCGGTATGCTGATCGTCCGACGAAGTACAAATATGTGGTTCATGCAGAAATGAATGCCATCTACAACGCAAGTTATAGTGGCGTCTCGCTTGATGGATCCATTTTGTTTGTGCATGGATTGCCAGTTTGCTCTGAATGTGCAAAAGGCATCATCCAAGTTGGAATTAAAAACATCGTTATGCCATGGCAGGAAATACCTGCAACGTGGCAAGACTCGTGGAATCTAACTCAGCAGATGTTCACTGAAGCAGGTATTACCTGGGAATTTGTCAAATTCGAATAATTTATGGGACTCTCAACTACACACTATTACGATGAATTCCTTCGCTACTATCAATTAGCAAAGGATCAACAGGAAAAATGCAACGTTTCATCCAAGCCTCCTTATGGGATGCTTACTCATGCCGAGTCTAAAATGGGTGATGCTTTGCTTGAAAATGTTGAGCTCTACGATGTAGTTGAACGTAAATTTGCTGGATTCTCACAGATCGTGAATGATTGCTTTTATGGTTGGAATGCAGATCATCCCTATTGGATGAAGATGTCATCAGGAAACCATACTGCCCAACGTAAGACTGTGGCGACAAGCTGGAATGGAAAGAAGTTCTCTCTTGCAGAATGGATGTACGTATTCATTCTGCATCGCGTAACTGGTTCTGCCATTAATTATGCAACCAAACCATCTGGTTACCATAATACGTTATTGTTCAAGCTTCATGCTGCTTCTTCAATTCCAGAGATGACGGAAATCGTGAAAGCTGAGAAGTCTCCGTTTTACACTTCAGTTGGATATCAGTTTCCTGCATTTCCAAAACCACCAGTAGGTTATAAACGTGGCGGAGATTATTACCTCTGTGAATTTGCCCCACGTTTGGCCACTGAGCTTGCAGATTTTTTAGTTGCTGGAAACAAAAAGACACTTCGCGAAATTGGCGAATTCATGTTGAGCTGGAATCAAGCAAACGGAATGCGTAGGTTTGCTTTCCAATATGCAGCAGTCGTTGCTGACGTTGCTGACTGGTTTCCTCAATATGTCCATCGAGATACTCCATTCTATTACGGTACCAATGCTATTGAGTGCATTTCATATCTTGCAACACCAACAAAGAAAATGAAGACTGAAGCTTTCCTCGATCTTGTCATGGAGAAAATTCAATCTGATACTGGTGCATTCCCATATAACGCAGAAGATGTGTGCTGTGATTTTATCCGTTGGGTTGAGAATTACGTTCGCCCAGGTGCGGCATACAACCATCTTGACAGAGATAATCTTTGGTCATCACACCGTATCCACGATCACCCGTACGGGCGCCAGAAACCAATGCTCGAGTTGGGCCTCATTAAGTCATTTAACGATCTTGACGTGCATCCATCAGACGACTATGTCATTAGCCGCGCTGGAGTCACGGCAGAAAAATATAAGGAACTATGCAAAACATGTACACAGTAACTCAAGACACATCTAACAAGGATATTCCGAAAGGGATGTCGCGTAGCCAGGCAAAAGAGTATTATCAAAACTTGTGGGGGACGTTCAATACTCGAATCGATCCTCCAGTTGTTGAACAGTTCGGAGACAAATACATCCTTAGAGCAGATTTTGCTCCGGGTGGATTAAAGGCATTCGGCGGAGAACGAGTTATTGCTGAAACTCCTAAGGATACTTTAGTCTACTGTGCACCGCGGCAGGGTCACGCTCCGGATGCCATCGCCATGTTGGCTCAGATGTATAATAAGAAATGTGTTTTCTTTTGTCCAGCTTCATCTGAAGTATCGAATCATCAAGGTGCTCTTTTTGCCTATGCACATACAGACATGCGATTCTTTAAGATTGCTGCAATGCCAGTATTGAATTCCTATGCGAAAAAATGGGCAGAAAAGAATAATGCTCAGTATCTTCCATTTGGTCTTACTGGAAATGCAACAGTGACTGCTGGACTTGCAAACATGGCTAATATGGTTACTAATTTAATTGGGCATGAACCTTCTGAAATTTGGTGTGCTGTATCAACAGGCACAATGGTTCGGGCACTTCAAATTGGCTGGCCAAATGCAAAAGCCTACGGGGTTGCAGTTGCTCGAAATATCCATGATGGTGAAATTGGCGATGCTGAAGTTGTAACGGCAACTATGCCTTTCCTTAAAGCTCATCCGATTGCAAATGAAATGCCGTTCCCAACAACTGCGGCATATGACGCAAAAGCGTGGGAAGGGTTTGTAAAAAAAGGAAAACCAGGAGCAATCTTTATAAATGTGGGTGCGGATGCACACATTAACCGCAATCTATCTAAAGTGGATATTTCAAAAATTAATAGCCAGCGTAAATGGAAAGATCTCGGGGATATGGAAGAGAATCGCGCTTATTTTAAATCATGAAAGTCTTAATCACTACACCGATGGCTCCAATCTCGGAGCGTATTTCGTCTCACCGCGCTGCGCAGGCTGCAATCTATGCCGATCAACTTAAATGCATGGGATATGATGTTACCGTCAACTATGGTGGCAAGATTAAGGATTACAATGCATTTGATACGATTGCAGTCTATCATGGGAATGATTGGGGCGGTACTGTCAATATGTTTGGAGGCGTCAAGCAATTTGGTGCAATTGACCAGATTGTCCGTTTGTCCAAGTTCACTGGTAAAGTCCTTTCCCTCACAATTGATTTCCCAAAATACTCTGAGATGATTAAACCCCGGGTTGATAAAGAACCAGCATCGCATCCAGATTGGAAACTAGTCGACTGGATTAATCTGGCCCGGATTGAAACATCCGCGACGGTAATCAACACGGATCTTGAATTAGAAAGTGCAAAACTGGCAATCGGAGATTCTCATGCTCTTTCCATGTATCGCCCAGGATGGAAACTGAATTGCGTCCCATATAAAACTCTTTATGGTGCTATCACTTCGGGTCTCAAATCTTTTGTATTACCAAATAAACTGAAGTACGATGAGATTGAAGTGTATTTCGGAAACATTGACATTCGCCATCATCTGCTTCGTCAGAGTAATCCTGAGGCAGCTACTCGAGATCTTGTTGCTGAATATGTTCAGCAATGTGACGATCTTGTAAAGACGTGTAACTGCAAAGTGACAATCTGGGAACCTCTACCAATTGAAAACGAGTCTCGCAAATTGCCAAAGACTGGCTATTACAAGGGAACTCCATTCTATGGTACCTGGAATGAACGCAATGATATTCGAAATCTCTTCGTTGAACAGCTTCATAAGAATGCCAAAGGCAATGTCAAGGTGTTTGAATGGATTTCAAAGCTAATGAATCTCAAAGGCGAATTAGATTTTGCCTGCATGGAAAAACCACAATCTGTTCATTTATCCAGAGAATTTTATCCTCACTGGAATCAATAAAAGATGTACAGGATCAATCAACTATAGTATAGTTCTATTATGTCATCACTACTCGCAAAATTAAAAAAGAATTCACGAATTGATACCGCTGCAACCTTGGATGATTCTAAGGTTTTCAATCAAAGCGAAAGCATCGCAACAGACGTTCCTATGATTAACGTTGCCCTTTCCGGAGACCTTGACAAAGGTCTCACATCGGGTCTTACGGTCCTTGCTGGTCCATCGAAGCACTTCAAGACTTCATTCGCACTCATCATGGTTGCTGCGTATATGCGCAAATATCCTGAATCCGTTGTGCTGTTCTATGATTCTGAATTTGGTTCTCCTCAGTCCTATTTCAAGACCTTTGGCATTGATACGAGCCGAGTTCTTCATTGTCCAATCTTGAATGTTGAAGATCTCAAATTTGACATCATGAAGCAGCTTGATGGTATTGAGAAGACTGACAAGGTCATCATCATGATTGACTCTGTGGGTAATCTTGCTTCAAAGAAAGAAGTTGAGGATGCAATGAATGAGAAGTCTGTGGGTGATATGACTCGTGCAAAAGCTTTTAAGAGTCTTTTCCGCATGGTCACGCCACACCTTGCAATGAAAGATATTCCTCTTGTTGCAATTGGTCATACGTACAAGACGCAGGACATGTATCCAAAGGATGTTCTCTCGGGCGGCACGGGTCTTTATTACTCTGCAAATACCGTATGGATCCTTGGTCGTCAGCAAGACAAGGGTGATGAAGGTATTGAGGGCTATCACTTCGTGATCAACGTTGACAAGTCTCGATTTGTGAAGGAAAAGTCCAAGGTTCCAATCTCAGTCTCGTTTGCAAATGGCGTTGAGAAGTATTCGGGTCTTCTCGACGTTGCCCTTGAGGGCGGATTTGTTACAAAGCCTTCGATGGGCTGGTATGCAAAGAAAGGTGATGAGACGAAGTATCGTGAAAAGGATACCTATAACAAAGAATTCTGGAATGGAATCTTAGACTCGAAAGAGTTCAAGGCATACATTCGTCAACGCTATACCCTCGGAGTCGATGGTCAAAGCAACACCAGCAACATTTCAATCATTGATGAAGATGAATCCTAAAATTACTGACAGCGATTATTCCTTTGTTGAAAAGCCAACTTCCGAATTGTATTCGGTAAAGTTGAAGAGTGGTCAGTGGTCTGGCGTCATTGTTACCTACGGAAAGGTTTCCTTAAAGGTCAACGAAGACAAAGAATCAGCCACTCTTTCTTTTCAATTTAAAGTTGATGAAGCTCCGGCTCCACACAACGTGCAAATACTTGAAGAATCAAACGACTTCAATAACCATCTTGGCGACATCCTTAGCCACATCATTCAAAATGCCTTTGACACGGGAAACTATAAAGTAGGGTCTAATGACAAACAATCTACAAACGACAATCCTTCAGAAACTAGTTAATGATGAGCAATACTGCAGAAAAGTATTGCCATTCATTAAGTCTGAGTATTTTGAGGGTTCTCATAAGTCAGTCTACAAACTTGTCCTGGATTTTATTGCCAAATACAATAAACTTCCTACGCAGACGAGCCTTGGCATTGATCTTGACAAGACTGACATTCGAGAGGATCAATACGATTCTACAGTCAAACTTATTGAATCTCTCAGTGAGAATCCCAAAGTTGAAGACCTATGGCTAATCGAGAATACGGAAAAATGGTGTAAGGACCGTGCCGTATTCTTGGCTATTATGGAATCGATTCAGATCATCGATGGCAAGAAGAAAGATATTGGCCAAGGTGCAATTCCAGACATCCTTCAAAAGGCTCTTGGAATCAACTTTGACAATTCTGTGGGTCACGATTACATCGGTGACTTTGAGGATCGGTTCGACTTCTATCACAAGGTGGAAGATCGTACTCCATTCGATCTCGAGATGTTCAATGCCATTACCAAGAATGGAGTTCCACGTAAGACGTTGAATATCTGTCTTGCCGGCACGGGCGTGGGAAAGTCACTCTTCATGTGTCATGTGGCTTCTTCATATCTGACACAAGGTAAGAATGTGCTGTACATCACGCTAGAAATGTCAGAAGAACGCATTGCTGAACGCATCGATGCGAATCTAATGAATATCCCAATCGATCAACTTGCAAGCCTTCCAAAAGACTTGTATGAGAGCAAGATCAAGAAGATCGCTGCAAAGACTGTAGGATCTTTAATCATCAAAGAATATCCAACTGCATCTGCACATGCTGGTCACTTTCGCGCCCTTTTAAATGAGCTTAAGCTGAAGAAGGACTTTACTCCTGACGTCATCTTTATTGACTATCTTAATATCTGTGCCTCTTCTCGTATGAAAGGCGTGGGAGGTTCAATCAATACCTACTCATTCATTAAGGCCATTGCGGAAGAAATTCGTGGTCTTGCTGTAGAATTCAACGTTCCAATCTTTTCTGCGACTCAGACGACTCGTAGTGGATTCGGCAATAGCGATGTTGAACTGACTGACACCTCAGAATCCTTTGGTCTTCCTGCAACGGCAGATCTCATGTTTGCCCTCATCTCAACTGAAGAGCTTGAGAAGATGGGACAACTTATTGTCAAACAGTTAAAAAACCGGTATAACGATCCAACTAAGAATAAGCGTTTTATCATTGGAGTTGATCGTGCCAAGATGAAACTGTTTGATGTTGAAAACAAAGCTCAGACTTTAAGCAAAGAACCAACTGTCCGTAGTGGTACTCAGGAGAGGAACTTTAACGGATTCAAAATCGAATAATATTATGGAAACACAAACAGAATTCAAAGACATTGAACCCAGTTTCAATTTAATTAGCTTTAGCCCTCTTTCAGTGGGCACTCAGATTACCGATTCCGTTCTTGACTTTAACGTGGGAGGCAAAGAAATACTTAGAATTGAGCGAAATGGCAATGTAATTGCTCCCGATCTTGAATCGGCTTCCGAAGCTGGTAGGGTCTTCGTGCAAGCAATCAGAGAGCAACTTAATTTTAAATTGTAGGCATTTTGTTGTTTACATGAGGCAATAATCGTATAAGATAGGAACTACAATATGGGAATGTTCGATACAATTCAATGGGGCGACAATCTACCTTTCTCGAAAGAGATGAAGGAGTTTGGTCTCGATAAAAACAACTGGTCTTTTCAGACCAAGGACCTTGACTGCTGCTTGGCCAACTATGTTGTTCAAGACGGTAATTTCTTTCTACAAAAATACAAGAGCGAGAACTGGGTCGAGGGCGACACCAACTCCAAAAATTGGTTGGACCGTTTGGGTTCTCTCGAACGCACTGAACCATATCTTGAACTTCAAAAAATCACTGAAACTATTTACATGTATGACTACCGTCATGACGTGCTTGGTCTTTGGGATTGCACTATTGAATTCAAGGTTGTACTCATTGATGGTAAGGTTCAGTCTACCGAACTGTTTGAGTTTAAGAAAGTGCTAAGTGCCGACAGAAAAGAGCAAGAACGCAAATGGCATGCCGACCGAGAATACGAGAATTCTCGTTGGTACAACCGCTTTATTTTCCACACATCGCCCTACCGCTGGGTTCGTCATAAATTATCCAGTGCCCTTTACAAAACAGGTTCTTTCCTTCAAACACTTTCATTTAAACTACCATGAACCATACTGACAAACGCACTAACTCGTATTCATATCGTCGGAAACTGAAAAAGTTTACCGAAGCCATCAAGTCCTACCGTGGGCTCACAAAGATTCCAGGACAGCCTCCAAAGCTAAAGTCCTCGGCGTCTCCTCGCGAGCTTGCCGACTATAGCGATAAGAATCAATTCCGCGTCGACCGCTCGACGATTCGTTATTTCCTCCTTGCCATGGAAGGCAGTAATACCGACCGTCGCCCAGCCAAGACGGAAGAAACTCCAGCCGCAGCCTAATATGAAAGAATTTCTTATTGCTCTGCTAATTGTTCTGGTAATTGCACTCTTTGTATTTTACCCAATCGCTGTTATTTGGTCGATCAATCTTCTATTCGGTCTTACCATTCCATATACATTTAGCACTTGGTGTGCCACAATGATTCTTGTTGGAGTTTTTGCCGCAAACATTGTTGTAAAGAAAAATTAAACACGTGAGAATCCTCTGCATATCCGATACCCACGGGCTACACAAAGCCGTGGACAATCTACCAGAAGCCGATGTTATTGTACATGCGGGGGATTTCTGCAACAGTGGTTCCATGGAGGAAGCCGTTCGAGCCCTCGGCTGGTTCAACGCACTTCCCTACAAGCATCGCGTCATTATTGCGGGTAACCATGACATTTTCATGGACCCAAATTATTCCGACTATTCCAGCACGGAAAGCTCTATTAAAGCAATTCTTCCCATCTCGGAAGGTTTCCACTATCTAAATGATTCTGGAGTTACAATTGATGGAGTCAAGTTCTGGGGTTCTCCAGTGCAGCCAGAATTCTTTAACTGGGCATTCAACCGCAAACGTGGCTCCGACATCCAGAAACACTGGGATCTTATTCCAAAGGATATTCAGGTGCTCGTCACTCACGGACCTGCATATGGTTTTGTGGATGAATGTCCCAATTACAAAATGCCTTGGACAAATGAAAAAGTCGGATGCAACAATCTGTTAAAAACAATTCAAAAACTACCAAATCTTAAAGCTCATGTTTGCGGTCATATTCACTCTGCTTATGGTTATGCATACTCTCCGGAGAATGTATTACACATCAATGCTTCCATCTGTAATGAACAATACCAGCCGGTTAATAAGCCGATTGCCTTTGATCTAACTGAATACATTGCACAGGTCTACACTTATGTTTAAAGATAATCCTTACAAACACTGCGTCATGGTTCATACCGTTGACGAATACAAAGCTATGCCGGTAACTTCAAGAGAGCTTGTCGTCTGGTATTGGCCATACCCGCTTTACATCAAACCCTACGCACTTACTGCCGGAGACGATCTTATAGGCGAGTGGACAAAATTTGATGCGTATATTGAAAAAGAATATCCAGTGCAATACTTCTTCCGTGAAACGGTTGCTGGTTTCTTTCAGCACATTGAAGCGAGTTGCAGAAGAATCAAATGGAAGATAAAGCCTTACATTAAACTTTCTCGTAAAGAAATGCGTGATAAGGTCTTCATCCGTCAGTACCGCGACCTTGATTCCATCATTGTGGAATTCTGTATGCAATGTGTCATCGAGTATGTCGACCGCGAGAAGTGCTTTGAAAACATTGTATTTTCTTCCTCGAAGGAACTTGAAACATTTGCTGCTCAATTAAAAGAGTGTCATGTTTATGCCACCAAGGGTAGGCAAGAAATTCTAAAGGAAATAGAAAAAGCGTGGGAAGATGTTCCTCTTATGATGAATGATATTGCTCAAAA